CAACAATATATTACCATTATTTACTTGTACACTTAACGGGTCTGCTCGCTTTGCTTTATCCCCCGTAGGCTTGTCTGCTTCTACAAGATACCCTGCAAGATTACGAATTGTGTTTTCCGCCGATTCTTTACCACCCGAACCAGGTTCCTGCTCAACTACCACCCAACACTTCTTCCCATCCACTTCAGCAGTCTGTCGTATAATTCTTTCCCTTTGTTCAGAACTCCATTGTCCACGTTTTACGTCATCCACCAAAAACTTACCACTCTTAAGTTTCCCAATCTTTACCCCAACCGTGTAAGCACCTTTTCCTGCACTACCTGCCTTATCCCAATAACGTACCCATTTAATGTCATTTTCCTTTTCTTCCAATATTTGGTTAGTCATTTGGAAATGTTCAATTTTAAACATACCACCACCTGGAGGAGTCGGTGCTTGTCCAATCTGTCCAGCATAACCATATTGTCCAAGATCGGTTTCCAATTCCTGTAAAACAGACCAAGGCATACGATTTACGTCAAATAAATCATCTACATAATATTTTTTTAATTCCTGTGGTTTTAACTGTCCCTCAAAATGAAGTATTTCTCCAGGAATACAAATATGTCGTAAATTTTCTTTCTGTTTCTTTAAAAGGTGTCCTGACGGATCATCTTGGTGTAACCTCTGCATAATACCAATCGTTGTAGAAACCTCTTTATTTGTTTTACGTGTTGATAAAGTTTGGTCAATCCAACGAGCAGCAGTTTCCAATTCTATATCAGAAGCAGCCTGCTGAGGATTAAGGGCGTCGTCCCAAATAAGAATATCCCCGTGGAACCCTGTTAATGTTCCACCTACTGACGTACTATAACGATTACCTCCTAAAACTTCCCGTGTTGCATGAGCAGAAAGCCTACTCGGTTCCTTCTTTACTATTCTATAATTAGTCTTGGTATCTTTGTCTGCTTTAATATCGAGTTCAGGGTAAAGTTCCTTAAATCTTTGAGATTTGATTAAGTCTCTGCTATACTCTGCAGATTCAAGTGCAAGTGTACCAGAATATGAAGCCGTAATAAATCGTATCCAATGCCATTTCGTCCAACACCATACAGGAAAGACAATACTACAAAGGATAGTCTTGGTAGACCCGGGAGGAATATTAATTAATAAATCATACTTCTTTTTCTTCCTTTCACCTACCCTGTTTGCGATTTGTTCCAATTCCCCACACAAATAAGGAATGTGCCAATTTGATACAAATGGTTGAGTACTTATTTCAGGCCAGGCCCATTCTAAGAAATGAAAAAGTGAACGGTTGTTCAATTCCCGTATTGCAAGGTCAGGGTGACTTAGAATCTGTAATATTTTAGATTCCTTTACGTCATCCGTTTTCGTAACACCATTATTTAACCGTACACGTTTCATACCGTTACTAATTATTCTTTAGTGTCGTTTGGGACATTAATAACTTCCTTTGTCACTCCCATTTTGCTTAACACCAAAAGTTCTTCAGTGGAAAATTCTGATAAATCCAACTTGTGGTCCATCGTAAATTTTCCATTAATTTCCAACTTTTCATTCCAAACTGAAGGTTGACGTACACTCAACCATTTAATTGCAGCCATCACATTTGGTGGATATTTCTTTTCAACCTCGACTAACAATGGTTCCGTCCACTCCCTCTTAACTTTCCCTTTCGAATCAAACTCCTTTACTCGATTGGTGAGTACTACCGTCTCCCGATGATTATACCCGACAGCCGATTGATATAAAGAGTGGGCAACCTTAGCATCTGCCATCATCTGTCCTTTCTTTATCGCCTGTAAGAATTCAGGATGTTTTTCTTTCCAAAGTTGAATGGAAGAATCAGTTACTCCCAATGCCAATGCAATTTGTCGATTTGTCGCCCCAAGCAGACATAAATAAAAAACCTGTTGGATAAAGTTCTCATTAAAGACAGGTTTATCAATCGAAACGTTCCTTCTCTTTCGAGTAACCTTATCTAAAAGTTGCATTTCTTTTGTCCTGTTCATTCCTAAAAATTTTGGTTTTTTAAACTAATAAAAACCAAAATTAACTTTTTTCTAAATCATTTCCTATAACCATACCTTTTACATATACACAAATTTTCGTAATTATTTTTCAATCTAGGGTATTCTTTATTAATTTCCAACTTTTTAATTCTTTTATTAATTTTCAAAAAACTATAAATAATCGTTAGAATCTACCAAATCTTCCCAAAAATTTTATAAAATTTTTTTCGATTTTACATTTATCAATATATCTTAATTATTCTACTACGAAATTCTTATTTACCTATATACATACCACCTATAATAATAGTATGTCTTCTAACGAAACTTGTTTAATCGAAGGAATCTACGGAAAGTTCCCAAAATTCCCCACATTTTTGGGGAGGACCTTCCGCCTCCCCCCTATTTCTAAATTCGTAAATTGACAAAGTACTCTTTTATCTGTTTCCCCACCCCACCCACCGCCTGGGCTTTTACCCTGTTTTACCGTGGTGGGGTGGGTGGTATGTTTTACCCTATATTACCACCCACCCACCGGCTTGTCTAATGAATACTTTTCGATATTAATATACGAATGCCCTCGACATACTGGTTTTTTAGGTGGTGTGGTTTATATTAGGTGGGCCACCCAAAAGCCGGCGCACCCGCCCGCACCACCGCCCCACCCCTATTTTTTACCCTGTTTTACCCTGTTTTACTTTTTACCCTGTTTTACCTTATTTTTACATTTACCCTATATTACCGCTTTTTACTTTTTACCCTATATTTTTACGGGTGGTTTTTTATTAGGTGGTGTTACTGGTGACAAACATTATGTTTACTCTTTTTACCCTGTTTTTTACTGTTTTACGTGGTGTTTATTAGTACTTTTTTACGCAACCAATTTTTTACTTTTTACCCTATATTACCGCGATTTTTAGGTTTTTCTTTTTTGACGTTTGTAACTGCCTGGTTATCAACTGTTTTCGTTTAAACTATTTTTTTTGATTTAACATTTATTAACTAAAATAATTTTGACGGTATTACCTTATTTTGTATATTTACTATGTTGTTTTACCACACCAAAACAACCGCGGTGCGTGGGGTGTGGGGGCGGGTAGCCCTAATAATTACCACGGTGGGCACGGGCACCGTTTATTAAAAGTACGTGGGTCAATTAGGTTTTTTATTTTGGGTAGGGTCCACACCTGGTCAACGGTAAAAAACCACGTTTGCTCAATTACCTTATTTAACAAAATAAGGGCTCAACGGTGGAGAAAAGCATTTACGGTACGGGGGTGGTAAAACAGTTTTATAGTTTTTTATGTAAAACAGGGTTTATTTTGGTGGTTCGAACCCACCACCACCCACAAAGGTCAATTTTGACCCTATAATAAACAATATTACATATGGCAAACAAAAACGAAAATGCGCTGGAACCTGCAGCAGAAGTACGCGCACAGATTTTGAACGAAATGACAACCGAAGAGTTGGCCGAAATTTTGAAGAACAAAAAGGTGGCCGAAGCCAAAGCCAAGAAAATGGCAGCCGAGGAAGCCGCAAAGGCACTGGCCGAAGCCGAAGCCAAGCGGGTAGCCGGGGAAAACAAAATTGCAGCAGCCGAGCAGGTGACAAAGCTGGCCGAAGCGGTTGCAAAATTGACGGACGTGGTTGACACCAAAGCACTGGCCGAGTGGTTACGGGAATATGCAAAAAATATGCCCAAGCCAGCCACCGTCGGTAAAACAACCAAAACCACCACCACGGGGAAAAGCACCGGGGGTAGCACAAGAGCGGGTAGCAGCAAGGCCATTTTGGCGGCCGCCATTGCGGCCGGCAAAAACACGTTTGATGAGTTGATGGCCGCCCTTGCGGTTGAGTTCCCCGAAAGGGAAGCACGGTTGCGTGAAAATGCGGTGAAATATTACTGCACCAAAGCAGCTGACGGGACCTACAGCATTTAGTATGCCGGTAACAGCCAGTAAACGGGTGGGGTACGTACCCCACCCTAATTTTTTGTTTTTCAACCCTGCAATGGAGCAAGCCGGGGCTCGATACCCCGGCAGGGTTCAAATTTGAAAATTAAAAGTAAAAATCTGTATAAACTAAAATTGAAAATTGAAAATGGAAAACAATTTTGCAAATGCCGCTAAATTGTGGATAAAGGCTGGCAAAACCAGTAAACCTTCCCGCAGGGAGCTTAATTTTATCCGCTACCTGGTATCCCGTGAGGAAACCCAGGAAAAAATTGTTGAGTTTATCCAACAGACCTATAAACCTATTAATTTTTAATATTATGGAAAAGCTGAGAAATCTTTGGTACAAAAACCTCGACGGAATTGTTATGGGCAGTATGGTCGGGATCCTTGCAGGTTTTATCCTGCTTTGGGTTAGTTGGGTAGGCGCTATTGTTATAGCGGTTGCTTTTAATGTATTTTGTGCTTGCATAGTTATTGACTAAAACACCCAGGAAAAATGCTAAAGATTTATGATGAGAAAGGCAAAAACCGTTTGAATTTGAGTGGTGAAGCCTTTAAAGAAATGAAAAATGGTTTGCCCGTGGCAAATATTGGCTACGGTGCAGATTGTACGGCTCCGGTGAAAAATGTTGGGCGTTCAGAAATGATGTTTTACCCAACAGATTGCAGAACTGGCAAAAAAGTATTCGTGAGTTATTGGTTGCCTTTTCGGGGCACCGCCGTGGATACCAAGACCGGTAGAAAATTCAAAATCACCCACAAAAAAAGTGCAACGTTTGATATGGGTGAATATATGTACCCGCTGTTTGAAATTACAAACGAAAATGGAAACCCTGTAGCATATCTGCAAGGGAATGAATACCACAAAGATTGACCAGGAAAATGTACTGGTTCAACCCCAAAAATGGAACAAGCCTGAGTTCGATTCTCAGGTGGGGTTCAAATTAATTTTAGTATTAATCAAAATTGAAAGTAAAATGAAATTTGAAAGTGTTGAAGAAATTGAACTGGAAATCTTTGGTTTACTGAATACTCAGTACGACGTGCTGGGGCATTCAGTAAACATTGCAGATTTGGGATGGAAATTTGAATGGGACAGGGCAAAAAGAAGATTTGGAAGATGTACTCCACGTAAAAAATTGATAACGATTTCCTACCCGCTGGTGGAAATGAATCTGGTCAATTTTGACGTAGTAAGAAACGTGGTGCTTCATGAAATAGCACACGCAATTCATTGGATATTCTGGAATGAAGCCAGTCATAATTATACTTGGCATCGAATTGCCAGGGGGATTGGTTGTGATGGTGATCGTTGTTACTCTAGTGAAATTGTAAATTCTGTAAAATCAAAATACACGCTGGTCTGTCCGGTGTGTGGAAAAGAATACCCAAAGCATAAAAAACCCACAAAAATATCGAGTTGTGGGATTTGTCAACCAAGAAGATTTGATATGCGTTATAAATTAGAATTAATCCAAAATTATTAAAATGAGAACGTATGATGATGAGCCGATAAGATTTACCGGCAGAATTGAAAAAGTTGTGATTAAGCCCTTGCAAACCACACCAAGACCTATTCGTGAAATTGCTCACGATATTCTCTTGGATTGGAAAGGGCTTGGACCGTACCGCCATTATCTTACTCCGTTATTCAAATACAATAAGATAACGGATAAAGATCCTCAGCTTGGGTTTCCTGGAGCGGCTGAATCTGCTGTTCTTGGTTTCCTTGCCAATAGCCAATCCTGGAAAGGAGAAACTGCCAGGAAAATCAAAGAAGAATTGAAAGGACTTTTAAACCAAAATTAAAATGAAAAAGACAAAATTTAGAGTTGAACCTTCACCAGAATTGAAAAAGTTTCTGTTAAAGAAAAAAGTTTACCGGAAGTTTATGAAAAACCTCAAAGGTGGCTGGAATGATCTTGACAATAATCATACGGTCCGTAATTTCTTGGGTGCATTCATATTTTCTGAAACACCAGAAGGAATTAATTTCTGGTATGATTTGGAAGATGAATTTAATAACAAGGTAAGAACCAGTTAATAAAAGTTAAAAAATGAAAAAAATTGAAAAATTATTAGAGCAACTCCGCGACCTGATGCAAGAAGAGGTCGACAAAAGAACCGAGTATTTTGACAACCGTTCAGAAGCCTGGCAGGAAAGTGAAAAAGCTGATGAGTACCAAGAATTGACCGACAACCTGGAAGAGTATGTGACCCAGTTGGAGGAAATGATGGATGTATTGGGAAGTTATTCTTAATTAAAAAACCAAAAAATGGAAAAACATTATTTTGTGGTCTTTAGGACCAATTCTATGACAAAGAAGGGGGAAGAACTTTGTCTTCTTCTTGGTACAAAAGAAGACCGTCAATTTCTTAGAGAGTTCTATACCAAACGTGCCGCCAAAGAATGGGTGGAAAGATGGAACGAAGGACTCCGGGAATCATTTGTGTTGAAACCTGTATCCTAAAATTGAATAGGGCACCCTGCTTGACGGGGTGCCCTATTCCTGTTTTTGTATTTGGACAAATTAATGGGTTCGATTCCCAGACAGGAACAAAATTGAAACCAATTAAATTCTAAATATTATGAAACAGACAATCAAAAATGACCGCATAGGATTTGTGGTCTTCGTTATTATCCTGTTCGTTATTATGGCAGGTGAATCAATTGTAAATTTCATCTTAAAACTCTTTGGATTATGAGAAGTGGAACGTATTATTTAAACAACACCGGACATCGATGGGTTGTGTACAAAAACGGGGAGAAGGAACGTGTCCGTGTTCTTTTCCCTGACGGCCATATTGAAACCCGTGCAATTTTGTACTACGAAAGTTTTGGTAACTTTGCCGTGACCTGTATCAGTTTAAAAGGAAAAAAGCAACAATTTTTCCAGGACTCCTGCTTCATACAAGATGAAGATGATAATGAAACATTATTTGAAGGTATTATCCTTAAACCTGACTACAATGCCTAATGAATTTATGAAACGGTACAGTCCGTTCAGTAGGGCTCCTAAATGGAAACCTAAAACTGAACAACAGATGAGAATTGAAATACAATCCGCTCGTGCTCAGTTAATTTATTGGAACGATGAATTATTGGACAAGTGGATGGTGGATGGGAGTGATTGTGAAGTGGATGGAAAGCTGCACGACATTTGGGAACAGATTAATCAGGTAATTGAAAGATTAAATAAAATCTAACTAAAATGAATACGTTATTGTCGTACGTTTTCTTTAACGCTTAATTTAAGTAATATAAACTAATTACTTATTAATTTGTCGTAAAAGACAACCACGAAATAACGTATTCTTAAACCAATACTTGCTATATGAGTACCATACTAATTTCAAAAGTAGGTGAATTTACTTGTCACATACAGGATATATTTAAACCTTCTATTGAAGGTTATTCTTATATTGTGAAAGAAACCGGATTTAGAACCGGCATTGAAAAACGAGCTATATTGCATGGCCGAAAATTTCTGAAAAGAAAAAGAGAAGCCTTAGCAATGGGTCTAATTGGAGTAAAACGAGTAAGAAAATATTAATTTATGCGAACAGCAAACTTTATTAGAGAAAGGCAGGTGGTTAAAATCTGTTTTTCTATTACAGACAAAGAAGTATTTAGAGAACTAACGAGATTTCCTGATTTTCAGATGAAAGCTGATTATTGGGAAATCTCTGTTTCTACGAAACTGATTGAGGTACTAGAAAGACTAAATTTCATTTTTAGTCCTTCTATGAAAAACTGGGATAAAGAAGAAGAGATGTCTCACACTAATTTAAAATTAGATGGTAAAAATACTCTTTACAAATATCAAATAGAAGGTGTTCGTTTTCTTGAAAAGAAAAATGGACGTGCTTTAATAGCAGATGAGATGGGCCTGGGTAAAACTGTCCAAGCCTTATCTTGGATAAAACTACATCCAGAATTTAGAAAAATTCTGGTTATTTGTCCAGCCAGCTTAAAGATTAATTGGCAAAGAGAAATAAAACAATGGACATCACTGGAGGCGGAAATATTAAATGGTTCTAGTCCTTACATCACAAAAAAGAATTTTCTAATTATTAATTATGATATTCTTTCTTATTGGGAAAGATTATTAAAATTAAAACAATTTGATGTAATAATATTTGATGAAGCCCATTACATCAAGAATAATAAAGCAAAACGAACAAAGGCATTTAAAAGACTGGTTAAAGCAGTTCCACGGTTAATTGCCTTAACAGGTACTCCAATTGAAAATAAACCAATTGAGATATATAATATTGTGAAGGTAATAGATCCTTCCATATTCCCTGATGCGACAGATTTTGCTATTGAATTTTGTGGAGCAAAGAAGACAAGGTTTGGATGGGATAAAAATGGAGCAACAAATACGTTAAGATTGAATAAAATTCTATCAAGTTCGATAATGATTAGAAGAAAGAAGGTAGATGTACTAAAAGATTTACCTGAAAAACAAATCATTAAAGTACCATTCGAGATTAACAATAGAATAGAATACGACCAGGCAGAAACAGAATTTGTAGAATTCTTAAAAAAGAAATTCAATACAGAAAATCTTACAGAAGAAATTCTGGAAGAATTAAAACAATTTGCCAAACGTAATGATATTGAAGTTAGTGAAGAACTAACCACAGATGAGATACGTTTGATAAAAGAACATAAATTTGAAAGAATTGCTTCTGCACCAGTCCTTGCACAAATTGAATTACTTAAACAATTAGCAGTGAAAGGTAAAATTGACCAAATAATTGAATGGATTGAAAATTTCTTAGAAAGTGGTGAGAAACTGGTTGTATTTGCCGTTCATAAAAAGGTTGTTTCTCAGTTAATGGAAAAATTTAAACATATCGCGGTTAAGGTAGACGGGAGTGTTTCCCAAAAACAAAGACAAGAAGCTGTAGATAAATTCCAAAAGGATGTTAAAACAAGATTATTTATCGGAAATATTAAGGCAGCAGGAGTAGGAATTACTTTGACAGCGGCGTCTAATGCAGCCATAATTGAATTTCCTTGGTCTCCTGGAGAATTAAATCAAGCAGCAGACAGAATACATCGTATTACTCAAACAAAACAGGTTACAATATGGAATTTGGTTGGGGAGAGTACTATTGAAGAAAAGATAATTACTTTACTTAAGAAGAAAGAAAAAGTAATTACCAAAATATTAGATGGCAAACAATATGAAGACCAGTCCATATTAATGGATTTGTTTAAAAGTTATTTAACAATTAAAACATAAAAGAAATGACAACTGAAGAAATTAAAAAACTGTTAAAGGAATTAGCAAAAATTGATTCCAAACATACCTTTGAACAGTATGAAAAAGAAAGGCCTGCAAGGGTAAAAGAAATTGAACACGAACTCTATATAGTCGGTGTTCTTGATGTTAATGGTGCTTTTGTTTATAGTAATCCTTATGTGGATGAATTAGCTGCTTATTATTGGAAACTATTTGATATGGGAGTATATGGAGAAGATGATTCCGGTAACGAAAATGAATTGTGAACAATTAAATTATTTTGAACACAAAGAATTAAAAAACCCTGATGGAACACCATTACTTGCAAGAAGAAATGGTAAAACTAAGATCTGGAAAAAACAATCTGAAAGATTTCAAATATCTTGTAGATATGGTAATAATCAAAAAATTGTAATTAGTAACGAAAATTGTCATTTATGGAATGGAGAAGAATAAATTAAAACGAATAAGGACAAGAAGAACTGAGTATTATGTTAGAGTCTTAGGAAAAATAAATGAAAAATTTGTTGAAGCAAAATTATACCCGGAAAGAGATCG